TGCCGCACAAAGTGCGGGTTGTCGCCAGCTTTTACCCCCACACGCAGGAGGGTGGCTTCGTCCGGCCTTTTCAGGCAGGGATTACGCCGCTAGCTTACGTGTGATAGAGATTATACACAGACTGTCTGGATTTGCATCCCCTGGCGGGTAAAAAGTAGAGGAAAATCAAAAGTCACGCGTCGCCCGGGCTGCCAGCAGCATGACGGCCAGGGTGAGCGCCAGCACCAGCAAGGAAATGATCAGCCTGTCCATCTCACCTCCACAGGTCGATCATCCTGACCACGTTGGCCTCTTCGATCACCGCCCGCCAGGCGCTCAGCCGGTCGCCCTTTTCCAGCCGGATCACATAGCTGCCCGGCGGCAGCCGGTCGATGGCGCTGGCCAGCCGGGCTACCTGGTGCGTGATGTTCTGCGGTTGGGGTTGCGGGTTGGGATCGGGTTGGTCGTCGTCGCTCATCCGATCACCTCTTCCAGCTTCCCGTCCACCAGCACGTGCTTGCGATACTTCTTGCTACAGCGGCAATTGGTCAAGCACTGCGATTCCCCGATCGGCGGCAGGCTCCCGATCGGCGCCCAATAGCCGGCCAGCGGCGGGCAATCGTCGCAATGCTCAGCCACGCCCAGCACGCGCTGCTCCTCTTCGAAGCCGGCCTCCCGCTTGGCGCTGGTCAGCCCATCGAAGTAGCTGGTGCGCGCGCTGCGCGCATACATCGCCGCCCGCGCCCGGATCTGCGCCGGGCTGAGCTGCCCGTTGGCGATCTCCCTAGCAAAGCGGTTCAGGTATCGGTATTGCTCGCGCAGCCGCGCCCCCAGCCGGCCCCAGTCCGCCTGGGTCATCTGATCGCGCCCGCCCCGTCCCAGCATGGCGCTGACCACGTGGGCGTCCTTGATCTCCCGGGCCATGCCGCGCTGCCAGGTCTCCAGGTCAATCTTGCCGTCGATGAACCGATCGGTCAGCAGCTCGATATTGCTGCCAACCGCCTCGATTGCAAAGCGCTCGCCCAGGCCGCGCACCGATCCTTCCGAGATGTAACGCCCGGTTTGTAGATTGCGGTAGCGCGCGCTGGCCCGGTCCCAGGCAAAGCCGGTCCGGGAGGCCAGCTCGGTGTAGATGCGCGCTGCCAGCAGGTCAGCCAGCATTGGCCGCCGGCTCCTCTTCCGGCTGCTCTTCTTCGGCGTCTACCAGCCCGCCAAGCTCGGGGGCGTTCTCTTTGGCCCACTTCTTGAACTTCCTGACCGCCCGGTCGATGTCCTCTTTGAGCACCTTGGCCTCCGGCTCCACGTCCACCGGCTGCTCGGTGATCGGAACACCCAGCGGGCGGAAGGCCATATCAGCATCCTGCGCCGGCGTCCCGTCGCCCTCCACGCTTTCGTCCGCATCCTCTTCCGGCGTCTCTTCCACCGGCTCTTTTGGTTCTAGCTCAGGCTCTATCACGTCCTCCACCTCCGGTAGGATCTCCGGCAAAAATTCCGACTTGCGCCGCACGGCCAGGAAATCGTCCTCGCCCAGCGGCATGATGGCCTGGATGGCCGTCAGGAACTGGCCCATCTCCGCCAGGGCGATGTCCTTCTGTGCCGGCGTGACCTTCAACACCGGCCGGCGGGTCATCCCCGGAAATGCTGCCTTATTGACCGGGTAATCGAACAACCGCTTGCCGATCTGCTGGTCGGCCTGGCTGACCAGCCCGGCGGTCATCGCGTTGAACCATGAGACGAAGAAGGTCGAGGCGTCAGCGTTGGCGCTGTAGCTGCCATATGGGCTGAGTGTTCCCAGCGCCGCCCACTGCATATTGAGCAGCCCCAGCTTCAGGATGCCGAAATAACGGATGGCGTCCAGCAGCACCGTCCCGGCCTGGAAAGGCACGTCCACCAGCTCGCCCTTGATCCCGCTCGGCCAGGCGGCATAGTTGCCCTCATGCGCGCTCATGATCATCCGGGCAGCTTTCTTGATGGCGATGTTGTCCGCATCGGTCAGCGTGCGCTCGGCCTGCACAGACAGATGTCCGGCGGCGTGCTCGGCCCCGATCCCGAAGACCACCTCCAGCCCGTACTTGACCCGCTCCAGCCGCCAGATGGCCTCCATCGTGGCCAGGCCTTCCGGGTTTTCCAGGTCGCCGAAGGCGATATGTAGCGATTTATCCAGCGGGATGATACCAATATGTCCATAGGGATCGAGCTGCACCATCCCGCGCAGCCGGCCGGATGGCTCGTCCAGGTCCCAATTCATGAAAGACTTGTAATGCCGGAAAGCCAGCCGGCGGAAACCGATCAGCCCGTCGTCGTAATTGCTGCGCCAGGGGTCACCGCCCGGCGGGCGCCAGTCCGGGTTGCGCAGCCCGGGCGGCGTTTCCCACCAGCCCCAGCCGTAGAACAGCACGCGCGACAAACAGGAGATCAGCCAGGCGCCGGCCCCGCCTTCGATGTCTTCGAGCACCTGGTTGGCGAAATCGGCCGCCCGCTGGTCGTCGCTGGTGGGCGCGGTCTCGCCCTCTGGGGTCTCGAAGTACAGGCTGAGCTTGGCGCCGAAGGCCTGTAAGACCGTCCGGGCGATGCCGATCTCTGGATCAGAGCGCCACATGCGGTTGTACTCGTCGGCGCAGGTCGGCCATTGCAATTTGGCCTGGTAAGCCTCGGTGATATAGCCGGCGTAGGCGCGCAACCCCGAAGTGCCGATCTCGGCCCATTTGTCGCCCCGGCCGTTGATGTTCTGTTGCAACTCGAGCAGGTCGATGCGGTCCATCGCTTCGATTGCCTTTTCCTGCGAGCCGTTATTGTTATCGTCCGTCATATCGTCCTCCGGCGTTTATGCCCATTTGCTCTCGTAGTCTTCTACCGTGCCTAGGTCGTGCAAATCATCCCAGGTGGCCAGGGCATTACCGTCCAGGTAATAGACGATGTAGCGCAGGCCGTCCATGCCATGATCGTCGATCTTGACCGGCTGCTCTTTAACCGGTTTCCCGTCCACACCCTTGGGCCAGGCGTAGGCCAGGATCTCATCATGCGTGCATAATGGCTTACGCGCCGCCCGCAGCATGCTGTCTTCTTCGACCAGCGCCCCGCGCAGGATATATAGCCTGGGCTTCCCGTCGCCGGCCTTATTCAGCCGCTGCTTGACCGCCTGGATCCCCGGCGATACGTCTTTGATTGCCGGCACGGTCGGGACGCCGTGCCGCTCCAGCGTGGCCCGGTCTTCGGCATCGTGGTCGGCCACGGTGAATTCAATCCGCTCGCCCTTGTCCAGCTCCAGGATCTGCCGGGCGTGGTCCTCCACCAGCCGCTGGGTCATGTAGATCTCTCGGTACAGGTACAGCCGTCCGTCCGGGTCTTCGGCCACCCACAGGCACACGAACGGGTTGGTGTAGCCGAAATCGATCACCCGGTAGCGCTTCCAGTGCGCCGGGATCGGGAATGGGTCGATCAGGTGTAGCCCGGCATCCCATTCGTCGTACACCACGCCTTCCGCCTGCACCCAGCGCCCCAGCGCCAGCCGCTGGTACAGCACACCCGTCAGCCGCTTCAGGATCTCCAGGTACACCGGCGGGTTGTGCGGGTTATCGTGCGCGCTGCCCGCCGATAATCAAGTCCTGGTTGATCCAGTGCGTCGGCACGTCCGGGTTGGTGGTCAGGATGATCTGCTGCCAGGGCGCCGCCTTGCCGCGCATGCGGGCCAGCAGTTCGTCCAGGTCCATGCGGGTGAAGGCGTTGGCCTCCTCGATCCAGACGATGTCCAGGCTGCCGTCCTGCCCGATCGAGCGTAGCGCCTCCCGTTGGGCGTCGTCCTTCATCCCACCGGTGTACAGCACCGAGCCGTTCTCGTAATAGAACGTGCCTTCGGTCTTATTCAGCGTCACGCGCGGGTCATTGCCGATCACCGTGCGCTGAAGGAATGGCACGATCGACTTACCGGTGTACTCGCGCGCCTTGCGCAGCGCCAGGCCGGTCGCCCCGGGATATTTCAGGAGGTAGGCGTGCAGCTTCTCGGCCGCCAGGCGGGATTTGCCGCCGCCGGCCGAGCCGGTCAGCAGCAGGATCAGTGCCTTATCCCGCCAGGGCTTGATCTGCCAGGGCAGCGGTTTATAAGGTGCTATCAGGTAATCCGGGACTGGTGTCTTCCGGCTCGTCCCAGAGATCTGGGTTAGCATCGATGGTGTATCCCTTCAGTGGCTTTCCGGCGCTGGTGATGTCCATCTTGCGCGGCTCATCCAACCCCAGGATCTGGCAGCGCTTGGCAATACAGGCCAGGACGCCGGCCAGGAAAGCCGGGTTGCCGGTCTGGCCTTCGATCCTCTTGACCTGCTTAACTTTGGTTCCCAGCACCATGCCGGCCTCGTCTTTCATCACGCCCAT